TTACCTAGTTTGGGGGCTATTTTTGTAATAGCTTTTTCGCAACGCTGAAACGCATTCCGGCTTTCCACATGTTACCGCATTTGTTCCGGGCGGACACAGGCCGCCACATATCACGCACCGTTTCAATGATACGCGTTTTTCCGATCTGATTTCCGCTATTTTATCGCGGTTTGCGGTGTAGTACGCAGCGCCCTGGCTGCGGTCAACCGCCATAACAGCGTCATACCTGCAATCTGGGCAATACCGTTGCCTGCCGTTGCTTACGGTGTATTCGCGCCCGCAACGTTCGCATGTGTCCGTGCTGCCAAGCTTCCGCGCGTATCCGTTTTTTCTATACCTCGCGGCGCGTTCCCTTTCGGCCCTTATCCTGCACGCGGGGCATCGCTTTGCGCGTGGGCCTCCCAGAAATTCAATGCCGCAGTCCTGACATGTGCGCATTCGGATGGAACTGTTTTTCTTGCCCGCTGCGGAACATGCATCGCATTGGAATTGCCTTGCGTTGCCCGTGAACTCCGCGCCGCAGGATGTACATATACGAATTACAGAACGCCGCGCCATAGAATACCTTTCTGCCGGGATTGGCCGCCCGGCTCGGCGTTGTCGTGTTACCAGATGCAGCTCTGCCGCTCGATGATTTCTTCTACTTCCTTGATCTTTTCAGGGTTCTTGTACGTGTGCCTTACGGGATCATCGCGGTAATTGTGATCGGCAAATTCATTTGCCTTCTCTGCGTTGTCAAACCATTTTGTCATCTTAGCACTGCCATCCCAATAGGTTACGCTATAAAATGTCTTTGCCATTTTTCTTGCCCTCCGTTGTTTTATCTTATGGCTCTATTATACTATGATATCATATTAAAGTCAATAGAAATACCGAAAAAAGTTAATTGAATTTTTCTATGGAAACATAGGATTAAATATGATATAATGGCTATGCAAGGGGGATAGATCATGAAAACAAAATATGAATACAATAAAAAATATGCCGATGCATATGATGCAAAAATGGATAGGCTGTTAATCAGAATGCCGAAGGGACAGAAAGACACAATCAAGGAATACGCAGAAAAGAACGGCGAAAGCGTAAACGGGTTTATAAATCGGTTAATTGCCGAAGCGCTTGAAAAATAGAAAATATGTTCGGTTTTATCCGTAATTTTATGGTATAATGTAAATGGATAAAATATGAAATCTCATGGCATCGCAGAAACGCGGTGCCTTTTTTGTGTGCTATGAAACATTGTGTTAAATGGATTGAAACACCAAAGACATGCAAGGAATGTAAGTATTACGATAGAAATCGGAAGCGGTGCGTGGTGAAGGTATGCCCGTATCCGGCGCGGAGGTGATCGGGCGTGGCGGCAAGGATAACGGAAGTTAGACGCAAGAAAATCCTTGCAGACTATTTAGAAACTGAAAACTATAGGGAAACCGGGCGGCGCAATGGCGTGTCCGATGTAACTGTGCGCAAGCTGGTCATGGAGAACTCGGACTTCAAGCGTGCAATTGAAGCCAAAAAAGAGCAGGACGAAGCCGACATCATCGCGTATATGGACAGCAAACGCGATAAGGTGTGTAAGATAATAGCGCTAGGCCTAGATGCATTGGCAGACCCGGAAAAGCTGAGAGGCGCAACACCTGCGCAAATAACAACGGCACTAGGCACATTAATAGACAAATGGCTGTTGTTGAAGAACCCGCAAAGCGGCGGAACGGCGAAGATTGAAATCAAAACGGATGATCCAGAATTGGCACGGTGGTTAAATGGAAATTGATTTAACTAGAATGTCGGAACCGCAACGGGAATTTTTCCTATCGGATGCAAAGTATACATGCTATGGCGGCGCGCGTGGCGGCGGTAAAAGCTGGGGCATGCGCACATTGTTAGTATTGAATGCATTGAAATATCCCGGTTTAAACATTCTACTGCTCCGGCGCACGCTGCCGGAATTGCGGGAAAATCACATAGTGCCCATGCGCGCCATGCTTCACGGCGTGGCGAAGTACAACGCAACGGAAAAAACGTTTACATTTCCAAATGGTTCACGTATCGTGGCCGGGTATCTAGCCCACGAAGGGGACATATTGCAATATCAGGGGCAGGAATACGGAATAATCGGCATGGAGGAGGCAACGCATTTCACCGAAGAACAAATGCAATTGCTGATTCCGTGTAACCGTGACACACGCAGCGGACGAAAGCCGCGCATGTATTTCACATGTAACCCCGGCGGCGTTGGGCATTCATGGGTGAAACGGTTGTTTGTGGATGGGCAGTACGAAGGAAAGGAAAACCCAGCAAACTATAAATTTATCCGCGCAAGGGTCTACGATAACGCACCCCTGATGGAAGCAAACCCGGAATACGTGGACGCGCTGGAAGGGCTGCCGGAAGACTTGCGCCGCGCGTATCTAGATGGCGATTGGGATGTGTTTGTTGGGCAGTATTTCACAGAATTTCGCAGGGAATTGCATGTGTGCGAACCGTTTGAAATCCCGGCGCATTGGTCGCGCTTCCGCGCGTTGGATTATGGTCTTGACATGCTTGCGGTTGTATGGGGCGCGTTCGATGAATTGGGTAATGCGTATATTTACCGCGAATTGTGCAAGCCGGATGTTGTGATAGCGGATGCGGCGCGGATGATTCTTGATGCGTCAGCGAATGAACCTATACTTAACACATTTGCCCCGGCTGATATGTGGGCGCGAAACAGGGCAACGGGGCGCGGGCAGGCTGAAATGTTCGCGGATGCTGGATTGATTTTAACACAGGTTAGAAATAGTCGCATTGACGGCTGGTTGTCGCTGAAAGACTGGATGCGCCCGATCGACAACGGAACAGGCGGAAAACGGCCACGATTGCAGATATTCAGCACATGCCGCAGGCTAATTCATGACTTGCCGTTGTTGCAACACGATGAACATAATCCTACGGATGTATCAACACAGCCGCATGATATAACACACGCACCGGACGGCTTGCGTTATCTTCTGGATGGCAGGCCGCAACATCGTGTCATCGTTCCGCAAGAATACGATTCACAGATTGATAGCTTTTTGGATTATGGGGGATAAAATGGGATTTTTTGTGTGTTTTGTTTCCGTTGTTGGGCTGATTGTGTGCTTCACATGCGGCGCGGTGCTTGCGCATATATGGGGCGTATCGCCGAACAAGAAACACAGTGATCGGATGGAAGAAGTAAATCCGACACAGGCCGAAACGGACAATCAGGAACAATGGCTAAGGATGATGAACTACACCGGGAGGAATAATGAATGATTCGTACAGACCCGCAGGAAATATGGAAGGAATACGAAAAAGGGATTGATTACAACAATTCAATAGATCTGTATGAAACGGTTCGCGTAAACCGAAATTTTTTTCTTGGTCGGCAGTGGGAAGGGCTGAACGCGCCCGATCTTCCGAAGCCGGTCATGAACATCATGAAACGTGTTATCGCGTACCAAACGTCAATGATTACATCGGACGATATCGGCGTATCGTTTCAGCCGTTCAGACCGAACCCGGATGAATCACTGCTTGCAGCGATATTTGCGCAAGAAGTGGAGCGGGTTATAGAACAGGCTAAAATTAAATCATTCCATCGTGACGCAATCCGTAATGCATCGGTAGATGGTGACGCATGCATGTATCTGTACTATGATACGGACATCGAAACCGGTCAGGATGTGAAGGGGGACATCCGCGTTGAACTGATAGACAATATCAATGTTTACTTCGGCAATCCGTACCTGTGCAACGTTCAGAAACAGCCGTATATCATCATTGCCCAGCGCAAGACGCTAAAAGAAGTGAAAGAAGAATCGAAGCAGAATGGCTGCGATGCTGAAAGCATCATAACAGACAGCGACCCGAACCAAGGCGAAGCAGGGGACGATAGCGGACTTGTGACGGTTCTGATTAAATTCTGGAAGGAAAACGGAATTGTAAACGCAATCAAGACAACGCAAACCGCTATTGTGCGCGACAAATGGGATACAGGGCTGAAGCTGTATCCAATTGCATGGATGCCTTGGGAAACCGTTCGTTCATCGTACCACGGACAGGCCAGCATAACCGGGCTTGTGCCAAATCAGATTGCGATCAACCGCATGTATGCGATGGCCATACGTTCCGCAGAAATGAACGCATTCCCGAAGGTTGTATACGATGCAACCAAGATTGAACGTTGGTCTAACCGTGTGGGCGAAGCCGTAGCTGTGCGCGGTGGCGGTGTCACAGACGCGATTGCAACCGCAATCAGAGGCGCTGACATGTCACCGCAGGTCATGCAGATCATCGAAACAACCGTAAACATGACACGCGATTTTATGGGCGCATCTGATGCAGCCTTGGGAAATGTCAGGCCGGACAATACATCGGCTATAATCGCGGTGCAACAGGCTTCAAGCGCACCTCTTGACTTGCAGAAACGCGCATTTTTCGATTGGTGTGAAGATTATGTACGAATCATCATTGATATGATGCGTGCGAACTACGGAACGCGGTCAATTGTGATTCAGGATGGTGACATACTGGCGAAGTTCATCCCACCAGATCCTATGACCGGTGAAATGCCGGAGTATTTTGAAATGCGCGTTGATTTCGGGCAATTGGAAGGTGCAAACATGCTGTTAAAGGTTGATGTGGGTTCTTCTGCATACTGGTCTGAAATCACGCAGATGCAGACGCTGGACAACCTTGTGAACAAGGGTATCATACAAGACCCGGAATTGTTTGTTGAACAGATTCCAAACAAGTACCTTGTGGGAAAGAATAAGATTCTTGAATCCATAAGACGCGCAAAGGATTTGCAGGAACAGCAGATGCAAGAACAGCAACAGTTGCAAAATATGCAACAACCAATGTTTTAAACAGCCGAAAGGCTGATTTTTTATTTGCGCCAACCATAGCGCAAGAAAGGAAGTAACACATGGAAGAATACACCAATTTTTCCGACACAGGCGAGGACATGTTTCTTGATGAACCGGAGGCAACGGATGAAACCACTTCGGAAGAGCCGGAAGTTGAAGAAACGCAACCCGAACCCGAAACGAAGCCAGAAACGAAACATGAGCCGCCTGCACAAACGTTGAAAATCAAGTACAACGGCAAGGAGCAGGATATCACGATGGAACAAGCCGTTGAACTTGCGCAGAAGGGCATGAACTATGACAAAGTTCTGAACGAGCGGAACGGGCTGAGGGTGGATGCGCGGGCAAGTGAATTGATTCACCGGCTCGCGGAAGAAAGCGGCATGGACATTGAGGAGTATGTCGGATTCGTGGAAGAGCAACAGAAAGCCATGATATTGCAGAGGGAGATTGAATCCATCCGCGATAAGTATCCAGACATGCCAGAAAATGCCATCAAAGAATTGGCAAGCTCACGCGCTGCGGAAAAGGCACGAAAAAACGAGGAAGCAGCAGCGGAACGGAAGAAATCGAGCGAGGAAGCGAAACAAAAACCATGGATTGACTTCTTGCGCGAGTTCCCGGAGTACAAGGACGAATTGCCGAATGATGTGATTGCCTACATCGAAAAGGGCAGCACGCCAATTGAAGCAATGCTCCGTTTTAAACTGGATGCGGGCGAACAAAAGATAAAAGAACTAGAGGACAAACTGACATCGCAGGAGCAAAACACAAAAAACAAACAAAAATCCGTAGGTTCCGTTGAATCCACTGCCATCAAACAGGCAGTGGATGATTTTTTAGCGGGGTTTGACGGATAAGAAAGGAAAAACAAAATGAGTATAAATCTTGCAACCAAGTATAGCAACAAAATTGCACAGGCGCACACCCGTGAATCTTTCCTTACTGGGAAGGCAAAAGCGCCGTATGATTTCGTAGGCGTGAAAAGCATCCGCATTTACACGTTGCTTTCGCAGCCGCTTAATAATTACGACCGAACCAATACCTCTAATCGTTATGGCGCGCTTTCCGAGCTTCAGGATTCCTATCAGGAAATCAGCATGACGCAGGACAAGTCTTTCCGCATCGCCATTGACAAGGGCAACAACAACGAACAGATGATGGTGAAAGAAGCGGGGCGCGTCATGAAGATGCAGCTACGCGAGCAGGTCGTTCCCACTGGTGACAAGCGCGCGCTGAATCAGTGGGCATGGGGCGCTGGTAAATGTCTTGAATATGGCGCGGCGGTCAGTAAGAGCAATATCATCGGGACGCTTCTTGACATCGAGACGAAGTTCATGGACGCTTTCACGCCGCTGGATGACCGCTATGTGGTTGTGAAGAACGAACATGTAAAGCTGATTAAAACCTCAGATGAATTCCAGTATGTGGACGGTGTGCGCGAGAACTTCATCTTGAAGGGCGTGGTCGGCAAGGTCGGAACGCTGAACATCATCGCAATGCCTGCTGCATGGTTCCCGACCAATGTGGAACATGTCGCATTCCATTCCCGCGCGGTTGGTTTCCCGTTCAAGATTCGTGATACCAGAATTGTGACCGATTCCGAAGCGGTCAACGGTGCCGTACTGCTTGGGCGGTTCAACTATGATGCGTTTGTTGTTGGCGGCGCGTGTGATGATGTTATCGTGTGCGTAGCGAAAGGCTACAAGTGTGCAAATCCTGCTGTAGAAAAGACCACAGCCACGGCAATTACAACCACAACCACCGGCGCAAAGATTTATTACACGCTGGACGGCAGTGACCCGAGGTTTAGCACGAGCCGCGTTGAGTATTCCGACGCAATCACCAACCCCACGGCCGGCACGGTTATTAAGGCAATTGCGATTTATCCCAGTGGCAACAAGTACGTTTCCGATGTAGTGACGCACATTTGCGTTTAATGACACAAGGGAGGGGGTTGGCCCCTCCCTTTTTCTTTTAAGGAGGGCATATGACAGGGCAAGAGATTTACGAAACCGCAAGCGCATTTCTGTATGAAGCTGATAATGAGGACGCAGAAAGCAAGCGTTATTCTGTGCCTTTCCTGAACCTGTTATTGCAGGAATGTCTTGAAGTTGAAAATTCGATACGTATTTCAAATGGGCTTGAACCGCTTGAAACTGCGCAAAAGATAGAAACGCTATCCGATGAAATCATATATTCCGATTCTATAACGCGCGTTGCGTTGCCATATGGCGTAGCTGCGCAATTCTTTCAAGAAGCAATGGACAACTTCCAAGCTGAAAATTATCGCGCAAAGTATATAGCTGCGTTGAATGAAGCGAGGCGGTTGGTATTCGTTGATGTGGTGGATGTGTATGGAGGTGAGTGATTGTGCCGTCTGTCGTTACGCCTAGAAACATATCTGATGTAAAGCGATACCACAAATCATATTCCAAGTTCAGGGGCGTTGACTTCTCGACAGACCCGACACTGGTTAACGATTCACGTTCTCCATTGTGCCAAAACCTTATATCTGACTTAGCGGGATTCCCCGAAAAGCGCCTTGGATGGCGCACGCTGTTTACAGTTGATTCGCCGATAAACGGATTGTTTTATGCCGTATTTGAATCGGGCGCAGGAAAGTATATCGTGCATGGCGGCACGAAGCTGTATACATTCACTGATACTGGATTTTTGCAAGTGTACGATGGTATGAACAACGCGCGAAGCACGGCGTTCTCGCACGGTGGCAAGCTGTACATATTGGACGGCGCGAATTATCTTGTCGCAGAAGAAACCGGGGACACCATAGGCATATCGCACGTAAGAGAGCGTGCATTTGTACCGACAACCGTAATCGGTGCGCCTGCGGCGGGAGGAGGCACGCCGTTTGAGGCGGTGAACATGCTGACTGGGAAGCGCATAAATTCAATGATCGGTGACGGAATAAGCACGGTGTTTAAGCTTGATTCCGAAAATATAGATTCCGTAGAATCGGTAAAGATTGACGGTGTTCTAAAAGCAGAAACAACGGATTACACAGTAAATCTATCAGAGGGAACTGTTACGTTTACGCAAGCACCAGCGGAAAGTGCGGCTGGCGGAGGCGTTGACAATGTTGTTATTGCATTCACTAAGAATGTGCCGGGATACATCAGCAGGATAGAAAAATGCACGATTGCGGCAAGCTACGGATACAACAATGATAACCGTTTCTTTCTGTCCGGCAATCCAGAATATCAGAATTGGGACTGGCAATCGGGGCTTGATGAACCGACATATTTCCCTGATACAGGGTATACGAAGATAGGCGCGGACACTTCCGCAGTCATGGGATACATCAAGCAGTACGATGCCATGACGATCGTAAAGCGGAGCAACGAACAGGATGCAGAGCTGTTCCTGAGAACAGCAACAATCACGGAAGGTAACAAGGTTATATTCCCGGTTAAGCAGGGCGCAAAGGGTATCGGTGCGGTATCGATGACTGCGTTTTCAACGCTCCGGGATGACCCGCTTTTCCTGTCCAACGATGGCGTGTTTGCCATTGCGTCAAATTCCGTGAATCAAGAAAGGGTTCTGCAAGACAGGTCTTTCTATGTAAACTCAAAGCTCACGAAAGAGGAAGGGCTTGATAAGGCAGTATCCGTTGTGTGGAATGGATATTACATTCTGTGTGTGAATGGTCATTGCTATGTTGCGGATTCAAGGCAGAGAACAGGTGACGCGCAAACGGAACAGTATTCATATGAGTGGTACTATTGGACAAACATTCCTGCAATCGCGTTTCTTGAAATTGACAGCGCGCTGTACTTCGGCACGGCAGATGGCAGGGTGTGCAAGTTCAATACCGACATAACAGGCGTTAGCAGATTCAACGATGACGGACAGCCGATTGTGGCTCGATGGTCAACCAAGTATGACACATTCGGCACGTTCACAAGGCGCAAGACACTTGTGAAGAAGGGTTCTGGCGTAATGATAAAGCCTTACAGCCGTTCAGGCGTAAAAATCTATGTGGCAACGGATAGGGCGCATGAACGCCTGATACGTTCCAGTAACATGGACATATTCGACTTTTCAGACATAGATTTTGAACGATTCACATTCAATACGTTGGACACACCGCAAGTGAAGCCGTTCAATACAAAGGTCAAGAAGTTCATATCGTTGCAGCTGATCTTTGAGAATGATGCAGTAAACGAGGGATTCGGCGTGTATGGAGCAGAGGTGCAATATACCGTTGGAAATTACGTGAAATAGGGGGATTGTTATGGCAAGTTATTACACTTCCGGCTACACGCCGCCGCAGGGCGTTACAAGCGCAGACCAAGTAAAGGCGATTCAGCAGCAATTGACGCAAGCCGGATATAACGTAGGAAATACTGGCGCGGATGGTATATGGGGAAAGAATACGCAGGCGGCATATGATTCGTATTTAGCCGCAGGCGGCAATACGGGCGGCTCTATATGGTCATCCCCTGCCGGCGTGTCCGGCGGCTCTATGTATGGTTCTTCTGGATTCTCTATGCCATCCCTTCCCTCTTACGATATTGGAGCTGCATATGACAGAAGCGCCGAGCAGTATAAAGCGGCACTCGATGCGGCGTACAATTCGCAGAAAGCAGGGATTGACGCACAGGCGGCAAAACTGTCAGACCAGTATAACGCGGTTCGGTCGAATGCTTACACCAATGCAAGACTGAACGCAATCGGGAACAATGAAGTCATGGCTTCGTTGGGGCTTGCTGGGAACATGTACAAATCACCCGTTTCTGGCGTGTCTGAAACCTCAAGGGTGAATCAGGATATCGGCATGCGGAATGACATAAATTCCGCAACGCGACAGGAACAGGCCGAAAGGGATAATCTTGCACTTGAGCTTATGCAAGCGGGATATACAAGGGATGTAGAGTATGCCAAATGGATGGCCGATATGCTGATTGCAAAAGCAAACGCAGAACAGGCTGCGGCACAACAGGCGTTTGAGAACCAGATGGCGCTTGCAAAGATGTATTCAGATATGTACGGTGGAATGGGTGGTAGTTCGTCCGGCGTGTCCGGTGGTTCCAGAAGTTCATCTAAAAAAACCACAACGTCAACATATTCTTCCATGAAGAATTACCTTGAAACGATTTCCAAACAGGGCGCGACAAGGAAAGATATGTCCTCTGAAATTGCAGGAATGAACCTCCCACAGTATCAGAAAGACATACTGAACAGTTATTCCAAGATTCTGTCTACAGGGTTTACAAAGCCGTCTATGATGGTAAAAAATCAGACGAAAAAATAAGGGGGATATATGGCGTACATATCCTTAGATGATTACCTTGAATATGAAGCCAGGCGAAAAGCACAGAACGAGATCGTAAAGCAGAACGAGAAAACGCTGTATGAGAGTAGCAGGGCGGCATATGAAAACTATAAATCCAAACCGCAACAGCCTTTGAAATATCAGCAACAGCCGCAAAACGACGTATATATTCCAGCGCAGTTCGGACAGCGGATATTGGACAGACAGCGGCAGCAGGAATACGCGAACCGTTTGTACAATACCTATATTCCTGCCACGCTTGCGCAGGATGCTATCAATAGGCACGGAGCGGGAAATGATTTCAATGCGTTTTCCGACAGAGTGTTGCGGTATGACTATCTGAACAATGCGGATACTGCAAAGATGAAAGCGGAACTTGATGCGCTTTCGTCCGAATTGTCATTGGATGAGCAACGCTATAACCGCATGAAAGCCAAATACGCATTGTATGGCAACAATGTGAATGATAGCGGAGCAAAGGCCATAAAAAGGTACTTAGACGAATATGAAGCCAAGAGCAATAAAGCTGAACAGCTTAGGCGTAATCTATCCGATGCGGAAAAAGCGCAGAAATACGCCGGATATGAAGCGCTGCGGCAGAACGCTGACTTTGCGGAGAAGTCGCAGGCCGGTAAATCAAAGCGTGTGCAGTTCAGCCTTACAGACCCATCCACATGGGCTGCGGGCGATGATCGGTACGACTTCATTAACGACATTGATGGATACCGCGACCATAATTTGGCAGGTCTTGAATTTGACAATGCTAAGGTTATGGGGATGGAGCGCAACCTGTCGGAACATGCGGCCGTTTCAAAAATGACAGATGGCGAAATAGCCATGTACAACTATTTGTACGCTACGAAGGGCAGGAAGGCAGCGGACGAATACATTGACACGATCGCTGAGGGATTGAACTATAAACTGGCGCAGGACGATGCGGCGAACGTAGGAGACAATGTGCTGAAAGGGATGTCATATGGCTTCCAATCCGGCGTTGAGCGCTTCGGTACTGGCGTTGCTGATATGTTCCGTGGTGAAGCCACGCCAACATCCGCAACTGAATACGGCTCACAGCTTGTAAGGGAAAACCTTGCCGATTCCGGTTTAAAACTGCCTGAATTTATGGGCGGCTCCAGCGTTGGGCAAGTCGCATTTGATATGGCGAACACTGCGGGCAATATGGCTCCGTCCATCCTTCTAGCAACGCTCACAGGCGGTTTGGGTGCTACATCCGCAGTATCGGGCGGTGTTGCTTCCGCTTCCATGGGACTAAGTGCGGGCGGAAGTGCAAAGATGCAAGCACTCCGGCAAGGATACTCCAACGAACAGGCAACGAAGTATGGATTACTGGTCGGCGCGTCAGAAGGTGCATTGCAGTATCTTCTCGGTGGTATTTCCAAGCTGGGCGGCAAGTTCACTGGTGGAATTGCATCAAGGGCAATACAGAACATTGATAACGCACTCTTGAAGGTGGCGGCAAACTCCGGAATCAAGATGGCAGGTGAAGGAACGGAAGAATACCTGCAAGAGATCCTTGAACCAATATATCGCAATCTCATCTTCAACGAGAGCAATCAAGTTGACCTGCTCAACCCGGATGCGGTGTATTCGTTCATGCTCGGCGCATTGACCTCTGGCGTGATGGAATCCCAAAATACGGTTAGGGATTTAGCGGGAGCGGTACGGACAGAAGCCGCAAAGGCAAGAGAACGAGCGGCAACCCCGAATATCAACGGTGCGTTGGTCGGTTCAAATTCGCTTGTACAGGATTCAGGCACTGATACGGTAAATACTCCAACCGCACAGCAAACAACGGCAAATACAAGCGTTGCAACGGCATCTATCAATCAACTTGACCGGATTGATTATGATGTAATTAAAAGAAACAAAAATGAAGTTTCTGAAATGAATCCTGTCACGGAAATGGATGGAAGCGAGTTTTCAAAAGGGACGGTTGGAATTTTTGACCAAGTTGCAGAATTTTTTAATTCTATAGGGAACAAGGTTACGAACTCCATACTTGGAGATGTAGTGATTGATCGAAGAGGTGTTAAAGACTCCGTTTCGCATGGATTGGGGAGAAACAAGGCTATAGCATTCAAGGCGGTCCCAGATGTAATACAGAATGGAAAAATCATTGATTATCAAAAAAACTGGAAGGGCAGAGGTTATGATACTGTTGTTCTCGCTGCCCCCGTCACGATTAAAGGAGAACCATATTATGAAGGAGTTGTTTTAATCCGACCGCAAGATAACCAAAGGTTCTACTTACACGAAGTGCTTGCGAGTAATGGAAAAGACACACATGCGCCGTTCAAGACCGGAACCACTACAAGTGGCACCTCCGGCGACGCAGGTATGCCTTCTTTAATAAGTTTACTCAACGAACTAAGAAATGTCAACACGCAGCCCAAAAACACCAACGCACAGCAGGATATTCCTACACAAACCGCACCACGAGTAAACCATCACGCCGAAAGCGTTAATCAAAGCGCCCCGGTTGATACGGTTCGGAATGAATCCGCGCCGCAGATTCAGCAAGAACAAGCAGTAAATACTAATCCACTAACCATTGTGGAAAAAATAAGGAAATTAAAGAGGGATGTTTCCAACTATACCTACTCTCCCGAAAGAGTATATACTGCTGAGGATTACAAAGCTCTTTCTGACAAGCGAATTGAGGACTATACCCCGGATGATATATTTGCGATTGTAAGCGAATTACAGAACAAGAAAGGACTGCACAACAAAGATATGAGCAGGGTTCTTAATTCTGTATCTGGTAAAAACCTTGATTTGAGAAATGCTTTGTACAACCTAATCGAGAGGGATTTCAATACTGCGTCAGGCAATCATGGAAGGATGCAGACGCGGGATTTAACCGAATTGAGGGATAGGTACATAGCTGCCGGCGTTGATCTGAAAAACAAGAGAGAGCTTTCCGCCATTATGAAGTATGGCGAAAAAGGCTATATCGACAGCGATGGCAGCTGGGTTGAATATGGCTTAGAGGACTTAAAGAGAGAGTTCCCGGAGAAGTGGGAAAAGCTATCGGAAGTTGCAGAGCAAGATAGGGCTTTGTATGATTCATACCTCGATAGAATAAACGAAATGCGCGAGCGCATATACCCTGAGATGATGAAGCGTGCGCAGCAGGAGCTTGAAAGCGCAAGGGAAAGCGTTGCACTATACACTGATAAAATAAGCAGAATAGAGCAAACGATATCATCTATCGAAAATGACATAGCGTCAAAGCGCGATGCGGCAAATTCTAAAAAAAGAACCGATACACTTTCATTTGAAAAGCTGCAAAGCAGTATAGACAATGACACAAAACGGATAAACGCATTTAAGAGAGAGTATGAAAACGCGCAGCAGAAATTAGAAGATGCTAAATTCAGGGCTGCAAGATTGGATGAGGAAATAAGGAATGGCGAGCCGCTTCATCAGCGAAAGATTGAACCTCTTAAGAATTATTATCACCATGTAGGTGCTTTTGATTCGGGTATTCTTTCCCTTATTGGCTCGAAATCTATCGTTGGCGAAACGGTAGCTGGAAAAGTGTCTGACAGTGACACCGCAACCGTTGTTGCAAGAACAATAGACAGGTTGATAGACTCCATACTTGGCAAAAACGATATAGCGCCCGGAATGGTAGGTGTATCGGATAACACAAAGCCGCGCGTAAGGTTCCAAGGAATCATGGAACACAGGAAAGGAGGTGCATATAAGCTAAATTCTTTTGAATCTATGGCTGAATACATAGGGATTGCAGATTATATGCTTGCGTTTGATGAATACACATCAAACATCCGAGATATAACAAATATCCTTCGTTCTGCAGCGGATAAGATCGATAAGGCTGGTGATACAAGCCGCAATGCAAATTCGTTTATTAAATGGCTCGATGACTGGAACAATATGCTTACTGGCAAGACAAGCCCGCTTGATAGAGGCGTGCAGGATATAGTTGGACGAAATGTCATGAATGGCGTTAAAAAACTAAATTCACTTGTCAGGAGTTCCACGCTTTTGAACAACTTCAGGAGTGCGCTGATTCAGCCATCCGCAGTCGCAAATGCGAAGCATTATATCCAAAATCCGCTTGATTGGGTTCGCGGCGGTAGGTATATTGCAAATGCAATGAGCGGAAAAGCTGATTATGCCGATGTTATGTCCAGAAGTAATTTCTTATCACAAAGAGATATGCTTACGCCAAACGACATATTAAATTACACGGCATCGCGTAAGGTGAAGAACGCGCAGGCAAAAATGCTTTCAGTCGGGCAAAATGCTGCCGATAAACTTATATGGTGGACAGCGTTTGCAAAGTATGATGAAGCGTCTCAAACTCCCGGCGGTTTAGAAAAGCTGAACGCGAGCTATTCAAGGACATATGAAAATGCTATCGATTTTGCAGATGATATAACGCGAAAGAGCGTTGCCGGGCGTGGCGTTGGCGAACAGCCGATCACGATAAAATCAACTGTTGTTGATGCATTGGTTCCATTCCAAACCGAAGTTGTGAATCAGTATCATGCATTTGTAGAGAATGTAGGAACATTGCTCGGAAAAGGTTCAACAAGGGAGCAAAGGGCGCGGGCTGCCGCAGGGCTTGTTTCGTATGAGATATCTGCATTTGCAATAAACTCATTGTTTAAAGCAATGTTCGGAGATTCCGCGCTTGGTTTTGATTTCTTTGGCGCGCTTTTCGCTGCGCTGACAGGCGGAGATGATGATGATGAAGACGATACAGTCCTAAAGCGTTTAGGCAGAGAAACAACAGCTACAATTATGGGCGGCCTTCCATTCGCGTCTGCATACACTCCGTTGTTGATGGATACCGAAACAGCAAAATCCATATTCGGCGAAGATGGTAACCCTTCTCGGTACGGCACAGGGATGATGGGTACAAATGCGGTTGCAGACCTCGCAAAGACATTCTTATTTGATAAAAACGCAACGGGATGGGATAAGGCGAATGCTTTGGCCGCATTCTTCCCTTATGGAGGAAAACAGATTGTCAGAACCGCGCAAGGATTATCTACTGTTATTCAGGGCGGCAGCTACAAAACGAACAAGGACGGAGAGGAGCAGCTTCAATTCCGTGTAGACAAGAACGCAGAAAACTACATCAAAGGAGGACTGTTCGGCAAATGGGCTTTGGATGGTGCTCGTGACTATGTTGCAGGCGGATTTAAGCCATTGAGCGCAGATCATACAAAGGCATACAAAAACGCTACTGCAAACGGCGTAGACGGAGCTTATGCGCTGATGCTCATCGACCAGTACAAAGGCTTGAAATCAACAAGCGATGTTGACGGAAAAGAGGGCACAAAGCCTTACAAGTTCCGCAAGGCTTTGTTTGATGACAGTTCCATCACAACAGAGCAGAAACAAATGCTTGAGCGTGACATCTTGGGAGAAAACAAGGCTGACTTCTCATCCGAGCTGGCATTCAAGGCATCGATGATGGACGGCAAGGCTCCGGAGCGGTTTAAAGGGTATGTCAAGGCAGGAATCCCAGAAGAAACCGCAATGAAAATAGTGGAGTGGAAGAAGGGCAACAACAGCGGCGAAAAGAAGGTTAGAGAATATCTTAAAACGCTGAAACTCACAGACCGACAAATCGAAGCGGTCATCGGTATCAACTAAGGGGGAGCAATCCCCCTTTTTTCATGAAAGGAGTATGCAATGGCAATCACGGACAAGAAGATAGGCTCGTGGGCGAACCCCGTTGTAAACGAAGCGGATCAGCCCCAACGCACGGCAGCGGATATGAAGGCAATCTTTGATTCAAACAGCAATCAAATAAAAACCGCCTTCAACGCCGTGGTAGATGAGCTTGTGGGGGAGGGGGGCGCGGGTAACGTTGGAAATGGGGCGTTCGGAGAGATTCCGGCTGGAACGGTCGCAGCCCAGCTTGCGGCGCTGCTGAACATGCTCGGGAGCTACCCAAGCTCATCGGACATAAAGGGGATCCGGCTAAGCGCGGACAACAAGATCGAGGTAACGCTGGACGGCACAACATGGAAGCCGACAGCGCAGACCGGCGATCCGGCAGCGGATTTGGGCGCACTTCCTGTTGCGGCAGACATTCAGGATGCGGACGGATTCCTGATGTACGATGCATCCGAAATGAAAAACAAACGAACGTTGTGGAGTAAGATCAAGGAGGCGATCGGAGCCGTATTCGCAGCCGGAACTGTGGGCTATAAGTACACCATCAGCCTTGAACCCGGCACCGCAGACAACACGGCAAGTATAATCCGCATCAAGGAAAATGCTACGGGCAATCCGCGGGTGCTTATCGCGGCAAATACCGATGTAAATACTGGTGAAGTATCGCAGATTGTTCTTCGTGACGGTACGAATGTTGGAAAAATCAATATCCAGTGCAATACAGCCGGCGCAAAAGGCATCAGAATCACAGATGGCAATAACGTTGAACGTATAAAGCTGTTACACACAACTACGGATGACACGTGCAGATTCCAAATCAACGATGCAAGCGGAAATGACATAACACGGCATGTCATCGGTGCGGCTCCTGCCTTATCAACCCCCGCGGGCGGAACGGCATCATTAACCCTCGCGGACAACACCGAATACCGTTTTACTTCCGCTGTGACATCGCTTACGCTGACCTTCCCGTCCGGGAACTTTGACTGCTGGCTGGAATTCACCACGGGCAGCAGCATATCAGTTAATTTCCCGGCAAATGCGACCTATTTAGGCGGCGCGCCAACCTTCGAAGCGTCTAAGACCTATGAAATGTCAATTAAGGATGGCGTGGTGATCTGCGCGGAGGTGACCGAATGAGCTATTGGATGGCTGTCCGCAGACGGCTTGCAGCGGCAGCGCTTGCAGCGATTGATATTGCAAAGCTTGCCATTGCTTATACCGGCAACATGACGGACGATATCGTCACAATGGGGGACGGAAATCAATACCGGCTGCTGACGCTGACAAGCTCCGGCACACTGTCGATTCCGGCCGAAGTTAAAGCGGATGTGTGGCTGTGCGGGGGTGGGGCGAATGGGCAGAGTGCTGGCCGATCAGGCGGTGGCGGCGGATATGTTAATTCAGCATCCGGGCAAACGATAAAAAATATCATCGCCGTAGTAGGCGCTGCGGCTGGAGCAAGCAGTTTCGGCAACCTGACCGCGAACGGCGGAAATGGAGCAAATGGCGGATCGGGTGGTGGCGGAGGTGGTGTATATTCAAGTGCTGGAACCGGTGCTGGGCATACAACGTATCCGTTTTCTGATACAACGTATTTTTCTGGCAAACCTCATTGTGCTGGTGGTGCGGGTGGTATAAATATGATTTACAGTGACGATGAATACGCTTTGGGCGGCAATGGCGGAAGCAATGGCGGCAATGGCGAAAACCGTAAATTTCCTGGTTATAAACCAAATCCAACAACGCCGCTCGGCGGTGGGTTGTATGGTGGAGGAAATCAATCTACACTTGCAAGCCATAATAACGCAACATTCTATGGTGGTGGCGGTGCTGGCGGCTATAATGACCAATACTCTACCGGGAACGGAGGCTCCGGCTACCAGGGCGTTATCTACGTGCGCATACCGTTAAAGCCTCAAACCATAAGCGATTTTCAGCTTGTGGAATACATCCAATCCACGGGGACGCAGTACGTAGATTCTGGCGTAAAAGGGAATCAGAATACGCGAATTGATGTGGACTATGAGCCGACAGTTACGCAAGGTGTAATTGCAGGTGCAGATGGTGGATGGTTGTCGAACATGTTCATCATTGGCATTCATTTTGCTGCGTTTGCGACTGCTTCATACAACTATGAATCAGTACCACAAGGCAGACATGTCCTGTCGCTGAACAAGGGTGCGCTTTCGTTGGACGGGACGATTAAAACCACGATGAACGGCTCGTTCACAACGCCTTGCAACATTACGCTGTTTACTCTTAACAGGAACGGTTCAAAAGTTGAATATGGTTCAGTTAAGCTGTATTCGACTAAGATTTTTGATAATGATGTGCTTATACGTGACTTTGTTCCGTGTTATCGGAAGTCTGATAATGTACCGGGATTGTGGGATAAGGTGGATGGAAAATTCTACACGAACGCCGGGAGCGGTAGTTTCACCGTGGGACAAAACGTATAAGGGAGGGATAAGAATGAAATACGCAGTAGTAAAGGAAAACGCGGTTGAAAACGTGATTGTAGCAGACGCGGCGCAAAAGGCCGAACTGGAAGCCGCGCTCGGCGCAGAACTTGTGGACGCGCAGCCGTTCAATCTGCAAATTGGCGATATGCGCGTTGGCGCAAACTGGACGCGCAATCAGGACGGGGAACAGATTGTGCTGACCGAACACGCGACATACGACGAGCTGCTTGCAAAAATAGAGGAACTGGAGGCCGAGATCAATGGTGCTGCGAACTGAACTTGAAACCCGCATCAATGCGGTAAAGGCGGGGATCGCACGAAAAGACACACGAATCGCCGACCTTGCAGCGGCAGGCGCGGCGCAGATTGCAGGCGCAGAGCCGGTGGCAACAGCAGGGCTGTTTGCCCCGGCATTGGATGCATGGACGCCCGGCACGGCATACGCCAAGAACAGGGTATTCACGCATAACGGCGCGGTGTACTTTGCGCGGCAGGCCGTGACAGCGCAGGAGCACCAGCCGCCCGGCAGCACCGGCATGGAGGCAATCTACGGCGTGCGCCCCGTCCCGGACGATGCGGGCGTGTTCCCATACACCTGCAACATGGCGGCAAGCATGGGCATGCGCGTGCGCGAAGGGGACGCGGTATACGTCTGCAAGCAGGCGATTGATCCGCTGCTTTACCCGCCGTCCCAGGTAGCGGCACATTTTGATAAGGAGGCAACAAACAATGGTTAAAGCATTCGGCGCGATTCCAAGCGCATATGATCCGCGGGATTACAGTGTGCGCATGGCGGCGGGAGCGGCAACGCTCCCGCCTGTTTATACGGCGAAAGACGTGGAGATTTACGACCAGGGCAGCATCGGAAACTGCGTCATGCAGGCAATTTCCTCTGCACCGCATGCGTTTCACGGCGTGCGCATGGGCGTAACGTTTGGCTATGGCCGCTGGCGTACGCACGGCACATCCGGCATGCGGCCGGCCGAAGCCTGCAACGGCTTCGTGAAGGAAGGCATCCCGCCCATGGAGGTGGACAGCAAGCTCTACGAAGTGCCGGACGCAATCGACTATGCGACCAGGAACGCAGTGCGCATGCTGGCTGCCGCAAAGCCATATGCGGGCTGGACGTGGGCGCGCGTGCGGACAGTGGATGAAATCAAAGCGGTGGTGTATCAGGCGGAGCAGCGGCCCGGCACGCGCTGCATTGTGTGCCTGCCCCATGTGACGATCCGGCAGGGATATTGGTACACCAAAGGGGAAGCAGGCGGCTACCACGAAATGGCGATCATCGGCTGGGATGACGCGCTACAGGCGTTCAAGCTGCGCAATTCGTGGGGTGCGAAAGGATCGCTTACCACGCCGAAGGGCGGCTATCTGTGGGTGCAATACGATGAAGTTTTTGCCTGTGATGATGTAATCGCTCTGTTTCCGCCTGAAAAGCAGGAAGAGGCGCCGGAGCCGATCATTGTGGCGCGGCGAACCCTGCGTCTGAAAGACAAGCCCCGCATGGAAGGCGAGGACGTGCGCGAGATGCAAACGCGGCTGAATGTGCATGGCATAGTCTGCGATGCGGATGGCGTATTCGGGCCGGACACGGACAAGGCCGTAAGGGTGTTCCAGGTCATGAAGGGGCTGGTCGTTGACGGGATCTGCGGAGCGAAGACCTGGGCAGCGCTGGATAAGGAGCCGGATGCACAGCCTGCACCGGAGCCGACGGAGCTGGAGCAGGGCTTGGTACGGCACGGATTGGCGCATATCGGTGACATCTATGTATGGGGCGGCAATGGGCAGACGGAAATCTCTGTGGGCTGGATCAGGCGCATGGATACAAGTGAAACCAACGCGCAGCGGTCGATCAGGTTCTGGGAGAAGCAGAAGGCGGCGGGCATGACAGATCTTGCGGCGTTCGACTGCTCCGGCCTGATCTCGCGGTATTTGCAGGACAACGGCATCGTATCCAGCAAGCGCAACTGCGACCACCTGTGGGCGATGTGCACGCCTGTAACCCGCGCGGAGCTGCGCCCAGGCAATCTGCTGTTCCGCGAACGGAACGGCGATATGTACCATGTCGGCGTGTATATCGGCGGTGGAAAGGTCGTTGAGGCTAAGGGCCGCGATGAT